GATAAAAATGGCACTAACAGAAGAACAAGTACAAGACAAAATCGAAATTGTAGGTGACTACAAGCATATCCAAGTACGCACCGCAGCGGTCATCAAGCGTGATGGCGTTGAGATTAGCCGTGCGTTCTCACGGCACGTTGTAGCACCAGACGCTGACATCACTGGCGAAAGCGCAGAGGTACAAGCTATCTGTGCAGCGGTACACACACAGGCTGTTAAGGATGCTTATGCAGCGCATCTGGCAGCACAAGCGGCTGAAATGGCTCCGGCAGCAGCAGAATGAACCTAGAGCAGTCTATAACCCCAGAACTTCGTGTCGCTCTTGAGTTAGAAGCACACGAAAAGGAATGTGCAGTACGTTACGCGTCTGTAGAAGACAAACTGTCTGGTCTCGACAAACGACTGTGGAGACTAGAAGCAATGGTCATGGGCAGCACGGTGGTTATCATCGGTCTCGCTGGAAGTCTACTTATGAAACTCTAACATAAGGGGAGCGTCACTCAGGAGACGCTTATGTTAGCAGAACTCGCGGCAGCTAATGCAGCTTTCGCAATCATCAAGAAATGTGTCGAGAATGGTTCAGACCTTGCCAAAGCAGGGAAGGCCATCTCTGACTTTACCCTAAACAAAGATGCAGTCCAAAAGAAAGCCCAGAAGCAAGGGTCAAACCTTGACGGCTCAAAGTCTGATCTTGAAGAGTTTCTAGCCTTAGACGAACTCAAACGTAAAGAAGACGAACTCAGAAGCATGATGCAGCTTTACGGCAGGGCTAATATGTACCCTGACTATGTGAAGTTCTGCGCCGAAGCTAGACGCCAACGAGCCGAAGCAGCAGCGGAAGCCAAACGTCTCGCTATGAAGCGCCAAGACGATATTCTACTTTTCATCTATTGGGCAGCTTGTATTGGGCTTGGTGTCTTTGCTCTTGGTCTATTCATATACATCTTACTGGAGGCTAGTAATGTTTAAGACGCTAGTCCTTGTATGCTCAATCATAGATCCCACGAACTGCCTAGAGATGGAGAATACTCGCCATCCAATCCTGACAGAGAAAGCATGTGTAGCTAGGGCGATGGAGATGGCAAGTGACCTAAACCGCTACATGCCTAACTTTAAAGCTATGTCATACAAGTGTGTGCCTCTGAAACGAGGAACGCTGACATGATGACAGCAGAACAGTTCTTAGCTTTAAAACTACTCCCAAGGATAATGATGGCAGCTTCAACCCTAATGGCGTGGAACTGCGCTGACTGGTTTATGTCATTAGGTCCAGCAGCAACAACACAACAAACAGCTTTTGTATCCACGATCTGTGGATGCTTTAGCGGCATGTTTGCTGTCTGGATAAATCACGAAGGAAAGAAATAATGCTTCAAGCACTTATAGGACCTGTAACAGGTTTGCTGGATAAGTTTATTCCAGACGCAGATGAACGAGCAAAGCTAGCTCACGAAATCGCAACGATGTCGCAAAGACACGCTCAAGAGCTAGCTAAGGGTCAACTCGAAATAAACAAAGCAGAAGCACAACACCGTTCTATTTTTGTAGCTGGTTGGCGTCCGTTTTTAGGATGGATTTTAGCAAGCGCAATGGGTTGGCATTTTATATTTGCGCCGGTGACTATGTTTGTGTGCGCTTATCTAGGCGTAGAAATTCCAGAACTTCCAGTATTTGACATGGACAGCCTTATGACTGTCTTACTTGGTATGCTTGGCCTTGGTGGTCTTCGCACAGCAGAAAAGATTAAAGGGGTCAGTAAATAATTTATGGAGCAGCACATCGATAAACTACTTGAACAACTAATCAGACACGAAGGCATGGAGTTAAAACCCTATAAATGCACATCAGACAAGTTGACAATAGGCGTTGGTCGGAACCTACAAGACGTTGGCATCACAAAAGAAGAAGCCTTAGTGCTGTTAGAAAACGACGTCAAGAACGTAGAGCAACAACTCAAGCACTACATGCCGTGGTCAGAGACACTAGATCCTGTCCGGCGTGCGGCATTGATCAACTTTGTCTTCAATGTGGGTATAGGAACAGCACTCAAATTCGAAAACGCAATGGCAGCGCTAAAACAGTCGGACTACGACACAGCGGCAGCCGAGCTGCTCAACAGTCGCTGGTCCACCCAAGTTGGCTCGCGCGCACAAGAGCTTGCAGCCCAAATGCGCACAGGTAGCTGGCAATAACTTCAGACGCAATTTTTACCATCTAATGCACTGGTCCAATCACGGACCGGTGTTTTTTAAATTTAGAAGGATAAAAAAATGAAACTAAGTGAGCTTCTAAACGAAGCTGGCATGAAGTTGTGGAAAGACAAGGAAGGTTGCCAAACCTTTCATTCACAAGCTCGCAGATGTTTAGACATACTTGAAGATCCAGACATTAAAGACATCGACACACAAATGGTCGACAAATATGTAGATGGTCTTGAAAAAGTAATTACACATCGTGGCAAGCCTATGACTGGCTCGTCTATAAACCACAATATTAGTGTTCTTTGTACTTTGCTACGCTATGCAAAACAAAGAGATCTAATAGACAAAATGCCTTATTTTTCACGCAAGCAGCCTTCACCCCATCGTGTTCGCTGGCTGTCTCCTGTTGAAGAGGAGAAAGTATTTGCGGCTATAGACTCTGCTGACTACCTAATAGCAAGAAAACATAGGCAAGAAATGAAAGCACTTGCACGCATCCTTATAGACACAGGTATGCGTCGAGGTGAAGTTCTTGGTCTAACCAAAGAAAATCTTGATGGAGATTGGGTCAGGCTATGGAAAACAAAAACAGGCAAAGCGCGTTCAGTGCCTTTAACACCTAACGCACGCGCTTTACTAGAAACTCACGTACCATTTGAGATCAAAAGTCACCAGGTCCACAGATTTTGGGCTAAGGTTCGTGAGGAAGTAGGTCTTTCAAAGGATGCACAATTTGTGCTGCACACACTGCGGCATACCACTGCGACGCGCATGCTGAAAAAGACTAAGAATATAGCGATGGTACAGCGAATGCTTGGTCACTCAAACATAACTACAACACTACGTTATGCTCATATTGACGACCAAGACTTGCTAGAAGCCGTCAATTCCTAATGGCAATCTCGTGATTAAAGCAGTGCAAGAATGGCGCGCTCGGGAAGATTCGAACTCCCGACCCCTAGATTCGTAGTCTAGTGCTCTATCCAGCTGCAAATCACGAGATTTTCTAACACAAAACTTTTTTGTCGTTAAGGAGATCTACGTGAACATATTCTTTCTTTCAAATGACTACACGACGGCTGCGGAAATGCACTGCGATAAGCATGCTGTCAAAATGGTCCTAGAGACCGCCCAGATGCTCTCAACTGCTCACAGAGTACTAGATGGCAACACATATGCTGACAAGCACTCTCTGTGCAAAATAGCGCACCTTAACCACCCATCCACTGCATGGGTACGCGCAGGGTCTGAGAACTACAAATGGGCTTATGGTCTTTTTGTCGCTCTGCTCAACGAGCACAAAAAACGTTACGGCACGACACACAAATACTGGTCGCTGGTAGCACCTCTCAAAAAGATACCTACATCAATTGCTACGAGCAGCTTTAAACGACCACCCCAATGCATGCCTGACGCTTACAAGCACCCAAACACAGTTACTGCTTACAGACGCTATTACCAAGGTGAAAAAGCCTATTTTGCGTCGTGGGCACGTGCCCCTAAAACGCCTAAATGGTGGCAAAAAGCCGCCTAGTTTGTGCGACATCTTGACACAAATAAACATCGTTTATTAAAATAGAACAAACCAAGAACATAGTGCACAACGTAATCCAAAAGTCAAGACTTTAAGAAGCCGCACTAAAGCAGATTAGTGTTTAATGGAGGTGTAATGGACTCTCTAAATGAGATCTCTATGCTTGAAGATGGAATAGACAGATTCCTAACTCAAGAAGATCAACTTTCTAAAACAGGTATCTTAGGAACCGTAGACACAAAACTAGTTAAAGGCGCAATTCCTTTAGTTTCTGAACAGATCTCTAAAGACTTAGAGTTAACAAGCCGCATTACTAGCAAGCCCTTTTGGTTCTACGCATTAGATAACTTGAACAACGACACAATAGCATACATAGGCTTGAATTATGCCTTTATTGGTGTCGGTCAATTTACAGATTTAACAAACATCTGCACCAACATTGGTAAGCAGGTTTGTGTCGAATTATGGGCTTTAGATTTTTCATCTAAAAACCCAAAGCTCTTTAAGCGTCTCTTTGAGATGGCTCGCAAAAATCACAACTCTAGCCGCCACAGACTCAAAGCTATGTCTGCTGTTGCTAGCCGTGAGGGCTTTGGTGTCGACAGATGGACTGCTGAACAATTAGTCAACGTAGGCCAAGCAGTTTTAAATTCTGTAATAGCAGGATCAGGCTTGTTTGAAGTTTATGATAGACCAAAGAAGAAGTTCTTCGTCAAAAACTTAGGTTTGACTGAAGTAGGCAGAAAACTAGTGGACGACCTCACTGATCAAATTCAGTGGATGTCGCCTTTGTTTAAACCAATGTTGTCAGAGCCAAAACCTTGGACATCTTTCAACAGTGGCTGTTACCACAATTCTAAATTAGCTAGTCTTGTCCCTCTGGTAAGACGAGCTAACAGCAAGCAAAAGGAGCTGATTGACACTGCGTTCAAATCTGGATCTATGGACCGGATTACGAGAGCACTTAACGCTGTTCAGTCAACTCCTTTTGCGATCAACAAACCAGTACTTGAGCAAGTAATTGCTTCATGGGAACGCGGCGATGTTATCAACAAGTTTCCACGACAGGCAAAATTAAAAGTTCCAGGCAAAACCAAAAACTGGGACGAACTTGATAGTAAACAACGCAAGCATGTCAAAAAGACAAAAGAAAAGATCATTCTCCGCAACAGAGCTTTTGATGCTGATGTTGTCAACATGGCTACAGATCTAAACACCGCCAAAGAGCTTGCTAAACACGACAAGTTTTACTTGCCTCATAATCTAGACTTTCGTGGTCGTCTTTACCCTATACCAACATTCAACCACCAACGGGCAGATCACATACGTGCGTTGTTTCAATTTGCGCGCGGAAAGAAACTAGGACCTACTGGTGCTTATTGGCTTTGCATCAATGTTGCTAACACTGGCGATTTTGACAAAGTGAGTAAGAAATCACTCAATGACCGCATTGCATGGGTTAATAAAAACCAGCGTGCTTTGTACTTGATTGGCAAAAAGCCAGGGTTAACAAGAAGCCTATGGCAAGAAGCCGACAAACCATTTTTATTCTTAGCAGCTTGCATTGACTTTGCTGGCTATGTCGAAAATGGTGACGATCATATCTCTCACATACCACCTTCAGTTGATGGTGCTAACAGTGGTGTTCAACACTACAGTGCTGCGCTCAGAGACGAAAAAGGCGGCGCAACAGTCAATCTAACGTACGCAGAAAAGCCTGCTGATGTTTACCAGATTGTTGCAGACAGAGTTAACGATGCTATTGCTTCTGACACTTCGGATGAAGCGGCAGCTTGGCGTGAATATGGTGTGTCGCGCAAAGTTGTTAAACGCAACGTCATGACTTTTGCGTACTCAAGCGAGAAGTTTGGGTTTAGGCAGCAGCTCATGGAAGATCTTATGAAACCGCTTGAAGACGATGTTCTTGAGGGCATAAGAGAAACACACCCATTTGGCGAAGACAATGGATCTAAATGTGCCAGTTTTATGGCAGGCAAAGTT